AAATCCGAAGATCCGAAGTACGTCGAGGAAAACAATATACCTGTAGACTATTTGTACTATTTCGAGAACAAATTTTTGAATCCGGTGTGCGATCTCCTCGATCCGTTATACGAGAATGTCAAACAGGATATTTTCGGGGAAATTCTCGAGCAGCACAAACCAAAAAAGAAAAAGACTGGACCGGCACTCAGCAGTATGAAAAAGGATCAACTCGTGGAAGAGTGTAAGAAGCATGGTCTCGACGACTCTGGGACGGCTGTGGAATTGCGCGAAAGGATTAAAGGAGCCAGGGCGGGAACGATTGAAGACCTATTTAAAAAATACGAACAAAATACCAGTAAGACATGAGCCGATATGAAAAGATAGACGTTCTCATCGACGAAGAAATCAATCAACGACTCGTCGCGATGATGAATGAATACGTTGACATCATTTCAAAAAAACACGGCATTTCAAAAGATCTTCTTCTTAAGGATATACCCGAGACGTTTTCTGGAACAATCTGCAAGGGGACAAAAACGGACGGAAGGCGGTGTACATTCAGGGGTATTCATAATGGTTATTGTAGGCATCATACGACACAAATAAATCGCCTGAACCATACATCTCTCTCTAGAAATCATAGTCATAACCATAGTCCGGAATTGATGTATGTGAAAGATTGTCCGGGATGTGTATATTCGAACGAGCTTATAGATTTGGGTACTATGATTGGTAATGAGTAAAACTGATATCCTACTAACATCCATAAACACATTTTATAGTACAGAGGAAAACAGATCTAAATTATTAAACATCCTAGATAAATCGAGTGGTATTTCTCTACGAAACCTCGAATGGTTCATAACCAACTATGCGAAGAAGAATCATATTTCATTTACGACACGAGACGGTAAATTGTTTACCGTTCACTGTGCTTACAAATCGAGTCTCGATGGGTACAGTAAAAAGTTGTTTGATCCATTTTGTCGATCAGAAAAGTTTCCATACGTCGTTCCAGGGACATCTCATGAAATTCATACGACGCTCGCGCAGTTGAATTTCATCAAATGGTGTATTAAGAATAATATTATCGAGTACATCAGTAATAACAAGACTAAATTGTTCACTAGGCAGGTGACATGAAACCACGGTCAAATGTAAATGTCTGGTATCCAGTGTAGTACATATTCAAAGAGTACGTGTTTGTGTTTACGTCAACTAACGCACCCCCCAATTTCACTTCTATATTCGTTTTATCTGACTGTATCTGACTAAAATCCAAGTTCCCCGATGGTTCCACATTAATCGGATTCATCGAGAAGCTATACGTATAAATATTTCTAATTGGCCTAGCTAACCTGTTCCTGAACGGTACGAGATATTTGAAATATGCGTGATTTGTATTGGTCACGTTTGGAAGTCTATTACCATTGATATGAAAACTTGCAGACTCCATGATGGGATGGAAAAATGTTTGTTGGTCATCGAAATTTACGTTTGAAGAAAAATTGAATCGGTTCTGGAATAACATACGCTCGTTTAAACTCGATGTACCGATAGCATCATTCGCATTTTCGTAATCGGTATTTCGTAAAAACCAGTGAATACATTTGACTGGAATGTTTGGTACGAGATTGTTTACGATCGTCGACACACCGAGTTCGTTCACCGCCGATGAGTGTCTCTTCACAAGATCTGTCACAAGTGTCTGCTTTTCATTTGCGAGATAATTTCTCTCTTCAGGACTGACGGTAATCTCCTCTGTGATGATGTCGAATACAGGTAGCGACAATGTTCCATTAAAATTTGTAAAAAATGTCTGTGGGTGAAATTCAAACTCAAACTCAATCTTCTGGCGATGGATCGCACACACGGGAAAGTAGGGGCGATTTGGTTTGTTGGATGAATATTCATCACTTGCATACTTTCTGGAAAAAAAGAAGTGGAGAGGGATGACAAGATCGGCACTCGATCGTGCATATTCTTCGTTTCGACTCGATTCGTCGTACCCTATGTTTCTATTTACAAGGAACCTATTCGCCACCTTTTCGGAAATTTCTAGATACAAGTCATCGTAAATAATTCCCCAATCATCATGAATCTTTTCAACTTCAATATCATCCACGAACATCGTGACACTCTTGAGAATGTGTCGCCCCAACTGGTCCGCATAATTTCCATTCGCGATACCGGGTATAGTAATACTTAACCACATGTTACTCAAGAGATCACCCATGTTTGTGGGATTGAATGGCACTTTAATAGTTTGTGCGAATGGCCACCCGGCGATGTTTCCATTGTTGATAACTTTACGAGACCGATGGTATTTTCGAAACTCTGAGTGTCGTTGTGACTCATAATTAAAGAATGATTCGTCTGGGTCTTTGGAAAGGAGGTGCGTATCCTGCTTTCCAATAGCTTTAAGGGAAATTTTAGCAGCCTCGCCCATATCTACTTACTGCTCACATATTTTTAATATCATTCTTCCACATCGTGATATGGCTCGTTTTTAGCATACGCTCCAATTCGACATTTGCCTGTCGCGCTTCATCCATGAGTGCCTTGACGCGCTCTTCCGTGTATTCCACAGTCCTCGTGTTGAGGAGGTAGTCCCACGAACCATCAATTTTCGGGAATGTCGCAGACATCTCCTTCTCGAGTTCAGCCTTCTTCCTTCTGAAGACGACTAACCTCCCCTCAATCACCATAGAGACAAACTTCGACTTGTGTCCACACATCTCAGCCCTCTTTTCAAGGACATCGATGAGGTGCGCCTTTCTCTTCTTATAGTGTTCCAGTCTCAGTTCCACAAAGTCTGCGAGAATCTCTTCAGGGGTTGTGTACCTATGGATACCCTTCGTGGGATGGAAGAGGTGCATATTTGAGACATGGAACGTCTTCCTCATTTTTAAGTCTTTCATCAAGTCTTTCCCTGAGTACCCAAATATTTCAAAGTCGACATCCTCTGTGGTACTATTGTTCGTGTAGTTGGTAATCAACTTCTTCTCCATTAAGGTGTCCAGATACTCCTTGTAATCCTGCGTCCAGCGACCCGGTGGAAGTTCCGTAACCTCGAGTCTGGAACCAGTGTCTCTACAAGTACCCTCAGTTATCCAAAGACCACTCTCATCCTTGTACACCTTACCCTTGAAACCCCTAAACCACGGCTTCATGGGTACAGCCTCTTCACCACTCAGGAATCGCTTGATATTTTCCTTGATGTCGTCCGGGTTGAATGGGGGTACATAGCAACTGAATCCCGTTCCAATCCCTTCCGTCCCGTTTACCAGAACCATGGGAAGGGTGGGCATGTAGAAATCTGGTTCGATCGATCGCCCATCATCATCCAAATAATTGAGGATAGCATCATCCTTGGGGTCAAACAACTTTCTCGCCTCCTTGGTCAACTTCGTGAAGATGTACCTCGTCTGGGACGCATCCTTACCACCCATGAGCCGTGTACCAAACTGACCACAGGGTTCGAGAAGGTTGATATTGTTCGAACCCGTGTAGTCGTTGGCCAACTTCACAATCGTATCTGCGAGGGAAACCTCGCCGTGGTGATAGGCACTCTTCTCAGCCACATAGGCTGCCAACTGGGCAACCTTCATCTCCGCAGTCAAGTTCTTTTGGAAACATGAGTACATCACCTTACGTTGAGAGGGTTTGAGTCCATCTGCAACATGAGCGATGGAACGTTTGAGGTCTGCAAGACTGAAGTTCACCAAGTCCTTGTGTACAAAGTCAGTGATATCCAACTGTTTCACATCACCATAGGCCACCTCGAGTTGACCAGCCGCCTTGGCAGTACTCTCGAGGAGCCAAGACTTCCGCGCATCAGACTTTTTCTTATCGAAAGCAAGAACGATCGAGTCATCAGTCATCGTATCCATATCAAACTTCACAGTGAGGTCTTGAATCTTCTTGAAATATTCACGAGCTTCGGCACTCGTCGAGGTACCCAAACCCTTGTAGTACTTGATTTTCCACCCCTGTTTCCCTGAACCATACCATGTTCTGAAAGCAGAGTCAGTGTAGAAAGATTTGGTCTCAGAACCCTTTGTAGCTTTGATGATTGGAGTCACCATCGAAACGACGAAGTTCAGTTTCAAAAGACTGGGCCAGAAGTAGTGAATCATGTTGAGGATGAGACCCTTGATATGAGACCCATCGTTATCCGCATCTGTCATAATCATGAGGCGACCGTAGCGAAGTTCCGAAACACTTGTGTACTCCTTTCCTTGTTGAAGTCCCAAAATCTTCTTGAGATCATTGAACTCCTGGTTGGAGGTCAACTGTGCAACTGAAGAGTCCCTCACATTCTTACACTTACCACGGAGGGGGAAGACACCATAGTGGTCTCGACCCACCACCGAGAGACCGGCGACAGCGAGAGTCTTCGCCGAGTCACCCTCAGTCACGATGAGTGTACACTTAGAAGATTGTGCCGTACCAGCCTTGTTTGCATCATCCAACTTGGGGATACCGGTAATTTTGGACTTCCTGGCACCATCAGTCTTCTTGAGTTCTTTCATCTCCTTGAACTTCGAGAGTGCAAGGAGTTCATCAGCGATACCAGTCTTGAGAGCATTCTTGACGAACGTCTTGGGGAGTTCAAACTTTGAACCAAAGTCTGGAGACTTGGAGGTACACTCAGACTTTACCTGGCTGGAAAAGTTGGGGTTCTCGAGGGTTGCCTTTACAAAGATCGTAAAGGCATTCTTCACCTGTTGAGGTTTCAGTTTAATCTTCTTGGCCATATCCTCGATGATTCCATTGGCGACAATGTTCGCCACGTGATCGACGTGCGTACCACCCTTCATGGTACAGAGACCATTCACAAAGGAGATTTGCTCGAGACCATTCTCCGAGGGTCCAATGCAGACTGACCAACGGTCTCCAGACACAGAGGCAACTTCTTGAACACCTTCGTGCATCTTGGCATAGGCTTCAAAGTTTTGTTTAGGGAGGACATCTCCATTGAACTTCACTTTACAGTTTTGGGTCGTACAGATGTTCGCATCCCAAACCCTCTTCTGGAAAATGTTGTAGATGGTATCGTCCATCTTGGACATCCCGAACCTCTTCCATTCGGGTGTGAAAGTGATCGAGACGGAGGACGTGGCACCCGAATGTTTTTTGATTTTTGGTGGGTCACAGACAGTCATGTTCTTTGACCAAGATTGGGTATAGGTCTGCTTCGTCTCATGATCCTTGATGATCACAGAAAACTCAGTAGAGTAGATGTTCGCCAACTTGGCACCGTACCCGTTTCGACCACCCACGATACGCTTTTGGGTATCATCGTAATTGGTACTCGTGAGGAGATGACCAAAGACAAGTTCAGGATTCCAGAGACCCTCCTTCTCGTGCATCTTTACGGAGATCCCACCAAGGGGTCCATTGTTCTCGATGGTCACGGAACCCATTTCCTTATCGATGGCGACGGAGATGGAGTTGACCTGTTTAGGGTGGAGAGAGTTGCGGTCGATGGCATTGACCAGGATTTCATCAAAGATTTTCAAGAGGGCTGGGGAGTACTTGAGGTTCTTCTTGGAGAAGGTAGAACCATCAAGGATCCAGTAGGGTTCTGTACCCAATTCAACTGGACCGACATAGGAGTCAGGTCTCTTGAGAACGTGTTCGATATGGGTGAGTTTTTGGACACTTTCCATATTTTCTTGGATTGATTACAACTCAAAACTCTAACTTAGGTTGAATTTAAAAATAAACATTCATACAAAATATATGCTCACCCTCGCCTCCGTCAAGCCTATCGTCAAACTCGAGAAGCGTATCAATAAGGCTGTCGTCAAATCAGCTGTGAAGGTCATCGACAAGGTTTACAAGGATCGAGATTATGCTCGGTTCTATGTCCTCGAGACGGTCGCCCGTGTCCCCTACTTTTCATTCGTATCTGTTCTACACCTCTACGAAACCCTCGGTGTATGGCGGAAGGCTGACTTTTTGGAGACACACTTTGCTCAGACCATGAACGAGTACCACCACCTTCTCATCATGGAGGATCTGGGTGGTGATGAGCGCTTTGTGGACCGATTCTTCGCACAGCACACAGCATTCGCGTATTACTGGTTGACATGTCTCCTGTATGTGGTTTCACCGAGGATGGCGTACAACCTCTCTGAACAGGTTGAGGAACACGCATATCATACCTACGACGAATTCCTCAAACAGAACGGGACGAGTCTTTCACTCGAACATCCACCAGCTGTAGCTTCAAACTACTACGGCGATGTCAATAACCTATACGACGTTTTTACCCGAGTTAGAGACGATGAAGGTGACCATGTGAAGACGATGCAGGACTGTCAAAACTTTCTCGAGGTAAAGTAAGAAGCGAGATGTATTTCTACTTGCTCATAGCCATCGTGGTTCTCATACTCATCATGCAGAACCGAACGAGGGGTACCAAAAGTTCTATTGAAAAGATGGTGAAACAGGCGGCACAATATGCCATCACGGCTCAACAAGATTCATCGCCAGTATTGTCTGTTCGTCACGCGAACTACGCCGTCGGATTTCTTCACGCCCTCAGTAATATCGCCACGGATACACAGATTCATAATGCTACAGGAATCGATGTGAAAAAGTTTAAGGAACACATCATGAACGTTCAAGAAATGGTCACGAAGAAGACTGTCGATAAGTTCCCAGATTTTGAAGGACATGTCGACATGTACCTCTCCGAAATTGCATGAAAAACCTAAGTGAAGTTTCCCATTTCAAAAACACAAGAAACAAAAATGGAAGTCATCCGTGATACCCTGTGGGAGCGCTGCCTCGCTGATGCGGCTAAGATGTACCGCATCAGCGAACCAGATGAGAAGTGTGTTCAACTCGCAAACGCGACTTGGATTATGAAGAAAAAGTATCTCGAGCATGAGAAGAAGAAAGACTCTA